CTGCTCTTGTTGCAAAGGGCGCATCACAAACGCTTAAGAGCAAACACTTGCGGCAAGAGGATGGCTTTTGCCATGCCGTCGATCTCTTTGCTTATGTTGGTGGCAATGTAGATTGGTCGCTACCTCTCTATGACAACATCGCTGATGCAATGAAGAAGGGTGCGATGGCTCACTCTGTTCAATTGCGTTGGGGTGCTGCTTGGTCTGTCCCAAATGTCATGGAGTGGGAAGGCACAATGGAAGAGGCGATGAACTCTTATATCGACTTGCGCCGCTCCCAAGGTCGCCGCCCTTTTATTGATGGCCCACATTTCGAGTTGATGTAGGCTAGGCTTTACCAAGAAGTTGTTGCAGCTTTTTACTTTCAAAGCTCATCTCTACGTCTTCGTCTTCTTCTTCATCGTCGCTAGGCTTTGCTGCTATTAAACCTAGAGCTACTAACTCTGGGTCTGTATCAAAGCAGTCACATACACCAAACATAAAGATCAACAAATCTTTTACGCTCATTTTGTTTGGCAAAGCTCTTAAGGCGTTTTCAAAGCACTCATGCTTTTGCTCCATATTCATTTTATTTCTCCAATTCTGGTGGTCTTGCTTTTGGTCTGAGCGACCAGTCTGGTGCAAGCTTTGGCTCTTGCTCGTAGTTAGTGCGGTTGCCGCTTGTGTCTACGCCAACACACTGATCGTAAAACCCATAGAGGTCGTGGAATCTTACAAATTCTTGGCAGTCATCCCATGATTCAAAGGGTAAGAAAGCAATGAAAGCAAAACTAAGACTGTTCATTAGACAACTCCCATTCAATGTGCTGCCAAGCACTTTCGTATGCTGCATCCCAACTAATCCAGTAGCCTGAGACTACATCATCATCAGCAATACACTTAGCCCAATAGTTAAGGCTAGGCTCATGGTCTAAAGGCAATTCAATCTGCATCGTGGTTTTCATTAGTCAACTCCTTTAGATTATATCTACTAATGATTTGGCTGACTGCTTGATGCGAGGTGCCAACGACTTGCGCTATGGCGCGGACATTCATATCGGACTTCATGCAGAGTAATATTTTTTCTGCTTTCTTGGAAAGCTCTTGCTTTTTGCTTGGCCTACCTCCTTTGTACCCTCCGTCCCTGCCTTTCATCCCCGCGATAACGTTGCTCCCGCCTATGCGAGAGAGCATCCTTGCGTTCTCTACTTTTGCATAGACCATCATCTTTTCTAGTTGTGTCACTTGACTTGCTCTCCTTTGTTTTGTTTACTGGACTTGTGTGAGGCGGCGCTCTCAGAAACCCAAACTTTTTGTATCGTTTACCTGCCTGTTAAACTTGATATGAACTGCCGCTTCACACTTTATCTTTGTTTTTTCAAGATATGCTTTCCAATGCTCCACTGTTTTGCTGTCAGCAATCCAAACAGCATCAATATATTGGTCTAAGGCGGTTAACTTTGCGGCTTCAAGATCGCCGTGATCCCCAAGCTCAAAGAACTCACCATTCGATTGAAGGGCAAAATAGTTCATTCGGTTTCCTCCATTTTGTTAGGCCACTTTGCTCTTAAAAATTTTATATCGTAGTGGTGCGCAAAGCGTCGAAGCACAGGCTCGTCACACCTTAATATTTTAGCTGCGTCTTTCATTGTGTAATGAGCAGCAAAGCTTTGAACGAGTTCGATCTTCTCTCGTTTGTGTCTTGCTTTTATTTCTTGCCACGTTTCCATGATATCTCCTTAGAAAAAAAAGGACGCTCCGAAGAGCGCCCAAGTCTGTGAGTGTTGAGGCAGACTCACTGGGTATAATGATTTATCCTAAAACGGAATGTCATCTTCTGGCAAGGCTTTTGATGGGTCGGGAATCTTTCTGTCCTCAGTGCCGCCTTGCTTATCGCTGACATTGAAAGACATATAAGGCTTGCCGTCTTTCATTCTGCGCCAACCTGCAATGCGTTTCTCAAGTGGAGATTCGATTGCCTGTTTGATTGGGCCAGAATAATCTGGCGCTGCTTCATTGCCCTTCTTATCGTTCTCAAATAGAACGCCGACTTTCTGAAACACTTCGACAATCTTTCTGCCGTCTCGCGTTTCGTCTGAAACCAAGACAACTTTGTTGTCGTTACCTTCTATGTTTACCTTGCCTTGCAGGATCATCTTCTGCGTGGGGAAAGGTGTGAAGGCTGCGCCTCTGTTTGTATCGTCATATTCTGCCATGCTTTTGGCTCCTATTTAGTAATGATGGGGCGGCTCTTTGTGAAGAGTTCTACCGCGCCGCCCCTTGTACGGTCAGTCCAGAGGCAGGAGAACGCCCCTCTTCACAAGATTACCACCCATTGTTGGATGAGCCGCCACTGTCTGCGGCATACTTATTGCCATCCATTTCTCCTAAGAAGACATCAGCATTACAGCCAACGTGCGACAGGGCTTTAGTCAGACCATCAGTGACAGCCATCTTGGGGGCATCTTCTGCCATACGCCCTTTGACAGAATCAAAGAACTTACGGCATCCAGTGAACGGCCCGAATACATTTGATGGACTGCCATGCCAGACAGAGACATGAGCAAGCACTGCGCTATCTCCGTTGCTGACGTTGACTATTTGTGTTTCACTGTGCCAACCCCAACCGTCACCGACAGGGCCAAACTCTTCGGTCATCATTCTGACCTGATATTGTGGGTCAATAGCTGTGAAGCTACGCGCCCCAAAGCTAACCTTCTTAAGATACTTGGGGTCAGACTTTGAAAGCCTGTTCCATATTTCCATACTCATTTCGTTTCTCCATTTGTTTTACTGATTCTTAATGCCCCTCGCTTGTCTCGTCTGACCGTGAGGAAATCACAGTAAACTTCTCTCTCATTTGGGGCGACCATTTCTTTGAGAGATTTCTTTGCGTTCTGGAATACTTTGTCTTGCTCAAGCCCTTGGACGTATGTGGCTGCGGTGCTGACAAACTCGTTGCTTGTTGAGGCATCTCGTATGACCATGTTGTCCACCTGAATGGAGTCGGTTGAGACATTTGGCGCTGAAATATCAATCGGCTCTTCGTCGCGTACAACGTGACCCCAGAAATCTGACACCACTGCCCACATAGAATTGAAATACGAGTAGTCGTATGAGACAACTGTTGACTCCCATTTATTGTTTCCAAAGATTACAGACAGGTAAGCGTCTGGCGCTCCTGCCAACCTACAATACAATTGTATCTGCGGCATATAATATTGGATAACTTTTTCCATAGTGTTGTATGAATTAGTATGCTTTGCTTCGACAACAGCATCACCAAACATAGCATCTATTGTACCCTTCACAGGGACAGAGCCAATGGCATCTTCATACTCGCACTGATGATCCGACAGCACACAGTCATACTCAGTCTCGAACCAGTCAAGGTTAAAGCTTTCAGTATGTATGCCCATCTGGACAGCTAAATTTTTAGACAGATCAGGTGGGTCTATTCGACCTGTTTTGATTTGCCATAGCTCAAGCCAGTCACCCTGCATAATTTTTACACAGTCAGACCCGCCTATGAAGCCAGTTCGTTTCATGATTTTCTCCTTCTGGTACAGTAGTTAGACTACTGCATATGTGCAGACTACGCAAGATATTTCTTGAAGTCAGCCTCAGTTAAGTCTGTAAATTCTAACAGCCTTTCTTTTTGTTTGCCTGTTAAATATTTCTCGCCGATTGGCTCTCCGTTTTTGATGCGTCGAGCCATCACCTCGTATTCGTCGAGAACATAATTTGTACGTTTGTATTCTTTAGCGTAGTGAGGTGAGCTTGTTGCTTTGCTAACGTGTGCATCCCACACATTGCTTTCGACATACTTGCCGATGCTAGTTGGCTTCTTCATTTGCTATCATCCAGTATTCTTTAATGCGTTTACCATTTGGTAGCTCAATAAATTGACTGTCGATTGGAAAGCCTGATTCTTTCAGGTCACAAATGCGGCGTGGTAAAGACCAACATCCAAATTGTTCTAAGGCCACCATGCCAGTAATTGAATTACCATCTTCAAGGTAAGCTTTAATCTTTTTCGTTTGAGCTTCTCTCATTAGCTTTCTCCATTAGCTGTTGAAATTCATCGCCACTCATAATGACTAGCGTTTGCGGACTGCCTGTCCGTCTTTTATAGAAGGCAATGTCTCGCCTATCTAATACTGAGAAGGGGCTAGGGAAATTAGACTTGTCCCTATACTTTACCTCTCCTACCATTTCTCGTCCGAAGACTTCGAGCTTGATGTCTCCGCTATACTCGCCTCCCAAGCTGCCTGAGAGGGGTTGCCTCTTCGCTTTGATCGGCGCTTTGATTTCGTTGAGCCAGTTGACGAACCACTTTTCGTGGTAAGTTCCTTTGTTTTTGTTACGGTTTGCCATCTGTCTTCCTCATAACAATTAAGGCAGACATACCAATGCTTTTGATAAGTGGCTGCGCTATTGTTTTTGCATATAGCAACGAACCAATTCGTTACCGTTTCACAAGCAATGCAAGTTATTGCACTACCTCTTTTGGACTTTGATGTCATATTCTAATGCGTCTAACCAACACATCAGCATAAAACCAGATGGGATTCTCTTGTGAGATTCCCACTTGTGGATCAGTGATGACGTACACCCGATGCTATGGGCTAGCGACTCTTGGCTTAAACCTCGCTCGAACCGAGCTTCGATTAACATCTTGATTAGCTTCTCGTAATCTTTGGGTATACTCACGGGCTTGTTGAATCGAGTGAAGCTCTTCGATGGCATTGAACACCTTTGCGGCTGTCTCGTACCTTAACTCTGTCGCTCCATTTACTGTCCGATAGTATGTTGATGTTGGGATTTGCGCCCTTTGGAAAGCTTTGCTCAACGGAATTTTATACTCCGTTGAACAATCTGTTATGGTTTGCAAGTACGATTTCATACCGCACTTACTGCATAGACGCAGCTAGAAGTCAACCTCCTGTTCTTTTAGCTGAAGTCTATACCCTTGTATGGCTATCCCAATGTGAGCTAGCTCGGTTGATACCCAACTTGGCCTGACACCAGTTCCATACTGTTTAAGCAAGTCATTGTAATCTTTTGTTTCACGCTCAATGGCTTGCTCAATATCAGTCTTTGTCACTGATTTCTCCCTCCTTCATCCAAGGTGGCACTGCGCTTGGATTGTTTTTAATCCACTCTATGCGCAAAGCGTTCTTAGTTTCTAACAGTTCAGCGATATAATCTGATGCTGTATCTTTTGAGATAGGCAAAGAAAACTCTGGTAGCTGAACAACTGAGTGAGGATTTAGAAACGTACACTCATAAAGCAATTGACCCATGCGGTAGTATTGCTTGGCTGTCGCTGCATCTGGGTCATGGATACATTCGCTGCGAACAACGCCAATCATTAGCTTAACCTCCATATGTAAATATCATCGCCTAACTTGCGTTGAGTTACAGTAAAATCAAGCTGATCCATTAGCTTTCTAATGTAAGTCGCTTGGTATTTTGAATCTGCTTTAACAGCATCCCCAACTTCCATTAGAGAAAGGGTTGACTTTAAGCCTTGGCCTTTTGGTTGTGGTATTTTTAATCCACGGATAATTTTCATTCCCATTTGTTGTCTCCTTTTAGTATGGGATTTCGTCATCAATAATTGGTGGCAGATTTTTCTGCTCCCATTTAGCGATGGCTCTTGCGAGAAACTTTTTACGATTAAACTTATCGTTAAGTAACTCAAGGTCATCAGCAATCTTTTCGATTACGATTGGTGATGATACAAGCGGCGCTAGGTGATCCGCTATGTATTCAAAATGTCCTCGCGTAACTTTCATTTTACCATTCTCCTCCTTGTAAAAAGAATTCAAAATCTCTGAACGTGTTGGACTGTTCTTCGATGTAGGATTGAGCTTTCTCCATTGCTGTTTTGGCGCCCAATTGAGTAATGCTAAAACCTTTGTCCATTCCAAACTCTTTTTGGAAAGGTGCTTTTGACATTACCATAATCCATTGCTGCTTCATGCTAGCTCCTTCCATGTGCTTGAACGCATTGCACTGGTGATGATTGCCTCACGATTATGACGCGCTGTATGAGGGCTGCGCATATCCTGAGTGTGTGTCGCCCAATGGGTTAGGGTATTGTATAAAGCCCACTTGTTCGGGCCGAGATGTCCTCGCTCATCGCCCCATAGACCGAGCAGGTTTTCTAGTTGGCGCTCGTTGGTCTTAATGGTGTTGGCTTGGCGAGTGTGCATTTTGCAGAGGTGCTTCTTGAAGAAGCTTTCTGCTTGGTCATTGCTGACTTTCACGCCCATGTAAGATTGCCATATGCCCTTCTGTTCTTTGAAGGCAGACATCCCATTGGCAATCTTGATAGCCGATCCCTCTACGTTAATGGATCGTGTGTGTTTATATTTAGAATAAGCAGAGATGTCAGCAGTAGTGCAACCGTTCTTACACCATAACCGATTGCCTTGACTCCATTGAGCAAACGACCAACTACCATCAAGGCTGTTGGTTGCTAGTGCTTCGTATCGCACATAGTCCCCGACCTCTGGTTCGATAGTTACATCAGGCCATATGATCCTAGCTCTTAGCTTGCGACCACCTTCATAGACTTCAATCTTAGTCTTGAAATCTGAACTAATGTTAGCTGCTTTGGCTGCATCAAGTATAGATTCAACAGCTAGGTCATGGCTAACAGGTTTGTATTTACTGCCGTGAACGCCCATCACTTCATCAGTGTCAGTGCGGATCACCTGTACCGAATTGGGTACAGGCTCACCAGTCACGGCGTTAGGCGTTGGCATCATCTTGATTGGGAAGTTCCAATCGCTGATAGGTTTCATGAATGTCATGCGACATCTCCTTTCGGTGCTTCTAAGATGTTAGAGGATAAAGATTCTATGATCTCTGTGATTGCTGCTGAGAAGTCTAAGTTAAGATCATCCGAGGTTTCTCTTACAGCCTCAAGCTGCCGCATCAGGACGGCTTGTTTTGCCGCCTTCAAATTAGGCAATGACTTGATGTGTTCATCAAGCTCTGCGACATCATCCTCAAAGGTATTCTTTCTGAGATGAAATGAATGGTAATTCATCTCTTCATCAATGAAGGAACGTGTAAAAACTTTAATCCTTGCAACAGTGTTACAGTCATTGAAGTCAGAAAGCTCAACTTCAATTTCTGATGAATAATATTCAAGACTGTCTAAGTAATTCTGTCGATCACTCGCAAAATTCTTAACGATCTTCATGCAGTTGAGCGTTGAATACATTCTAGTTTTGTTGTCCATGATGTTCTCCTTTCTGGACAGTGGGTTAACAACTGCTAGTATGCAGTGTTAATAATTAATAATCTATTGTGACGTTACGTCACTTTGCCTCCTTATATAAATAGCCGGACACTTTACTTCTGATTGTATACTAATTACTCGGACGCTTTTGACTTGGTAAATAAATCGGCTTTTACTTACCCATCAAAACCTTCCACACCTTCCACACCTTCCACAAGTTGATAGAGTTGATACAGTTGAAGTTGATACTTAGTCATACCAACGATGGATGCGCCCATGCTTTAAGCTTTGTTGAGTAGCCCCTTTCTTTTTAGACTTGGTGCGGCGGCGTTCTTTACGATTAGTCACTTCAAATTTAGGTTCTTCCTTAACCTTTTGAAGCTTAGAATATGCAGGTATTGTA